AATTGCAGATAAAGAAGAAGCCTACAACCTCAGACACTTTGATGATGAAGCAGCGGATGCTATCTCAGGTGTCCGGTTAACAGAAGAAGAGCATGAACTGTTCGCTGAGAAGAACCATGAAGTCCCATTGCATATTACTAGGACAACATGTATCGAGCTTAACATTGGATCTCGTAAGCAGATTGGAGAGTACCTTCAAGACTTTGGGTGGAAGCCTACTGAGTTAACTGTTCACGGCAGACCAGTTGTTAACGAGAAAACTCTCAGTAAGATACAGGGCATACCTCAAGCAGAGCTAATCAAAGAGTTCTTTCTGCTTCAGAAGAGAGAAGGTCAGATTAAGTCTTGGCTAGAGAAGGTAGAGGACGATAGCAGGGTACATGCTTTTGTAATACCTAACGGTACTATCACAGGTCGCATGTCTCACAAGTCTCCTAACATGGCACAGGTTCCTAACTTAGGTTCTAAGTACGGAGCAGAGTGCCGGTCTTGTTGGACTGTACCCAAGGGATACAAGCTGGTAGGCATTGATGCTTCTGGTCTAGAGCTACGAATGCTTGCTCATTATATGGATGACAAGGAGTACACAAATGAAATCCTTAACGGAGACATACACACCGCTAATCAAAAACTTGCAGGACTTGAATCAAGAAATCAGGCTAAGACTTTCATATACGCATTGCTCTACGGAGCAGGAGATGAAAAGCTCGGAAGCGTGGCTGGAGGAGGTAAGAGAACTGGTGAAAAACTTAGAAAATCATTCTTCGATAATCTACCATCATTCGCAACTCTTAGAAATAAAGTTGCAAGAACAGCGACAGAAAGAAGCTACCTCAAAGGTCTAGATGGCAGGAAGATTCCTATCCGCAGCGAGCACTCAGCACTTAATACTTTGTTACAAGGCGCTGGTGCTATCATCATGAAGCAAGCAGTTGTTATATTAAACGACAAGATCAAAGACTTAGATGCACACTTTGTAGCTAACGTACATGATGAATGGCAGATAGAAGTAAGAGAAGACTTAGCTGATACAGTAGGTAAGCTTGGTGTTGAGGCAATCATTGAAGCCGGTAAGGTTCTTAAACTTAAATGTCCTCTTGATGGGGAATACAAAGTAGGAGATAACTGGAGTGAAACTCATTAATATGAAACAACAAAACTTATTTGAAAACATAGAACCTCACAAGCTGCACAGGAAAAATGATCCTCAGACAAGTAGAGAGGCTGCTTATTCAGTTTCACATTCACTGGGAAAAACAAGATCTTTTGTTTTAGGCTTAATTGAAGAAGCAGGTAATAAGGGAATTACGGTTAAGGAAATGAAAAAAGAGTATCCTGATATGGGTTATAGCACTATATCTTCTCGACCAAGTGAGCTAGAAAGATTAAATTTTATTTTTTATAAAGGAGATAAACGAGACGGGTCAAGAGTTATTAGGCACATAAAGTATAAGGAGAACATCTCTAATGAAACCAACTAAAATAACAAACGATAAACCTAAGCACGACTCAAGCAGGATCGGAGATCTAGCAGAGCACTACGCCGTTACTTGGCTGTGGGATAATGGATACCACGTATTCAAGAACTGCGGCTGCACCGGCCCTATAGACATTGTTGCCTTAGACCCACAAGGAAAAGTAACACTGATAGATGTTAAGTCTTACAAGGACGGTAGGCTGGCAGGAAAGACACCGCTTCAAAAAGAACTTAACGTACAGTACCTCCACTATAACTCCCTCACACGCAAGTGTAGGTTCGTAAGGCATCGCAAATGAAAAACTTAGACACACTAATACATGACATATACGCTGTACTTGACGGCCTCAACAGCGACAAAGGAGTGGACATACCTGAAGAACTAATGGAAGAGTTTCTTGTTAACGCAAGAGAAGCTCTTGAAGGCTGGTCAACCCCTCACCTACAGTCTAAGACAGTACGTATGTCTAATGTAGGAAGGCCACTGCGCCGCGTGTGGTACGACATGCAGGACACTCCCCTTACAAAGGAGCGTATGCAGCCGTCAACCTTTATTAAGTTCCTGTATGGTCATCTCCTTGAGTCTGTTGCTATCCTCCTCATCAAGCTGTCAGGGCATACTGTTACTGACATGCAGAAAGAAGTAGAGGTTGATGGTATCAAAGGTCACATGGACTGTAAGATCGACGGAGAGGTAGTTGATATTAAGACAGCTTCTAACTTCTCTTTTAAAAAGTTTTCCTCTGGTGCATTGGTTGACGATGATCCCTTCGGTTACATGGCACAGCTTGCTGGGTACGAGGAAGCAGAAGGTACAGAGGATGGCGGCTTCTTCGCTATCAACAAGGAGACAGGAGAGATCTGCTTGTTCAGGCCGGGACAGCTATCCAAGCCTAACATTAGAACAAAGATAAGCAATATCAAAGATAGCTTAGAGGTAGATGAACCACCTTCTATTTGTTATCCTCCTATTGCAGAGGGTAAGAAAGGTAATCTACGGCTCGCTTCTGGCTGCGTCTACTGTCCTCACAAAGCTAAGTGCTGGAAGGACTCTAACAATGGAAGCGGTCTTAGGGCTTTTAAATATTCTAACGGCGTTAAATACTTTACCAGAGTAATATCACAACCTAATGTGCTGGAGATTCCCTTACGATGAACAGAAGACTATCCAAAAGAGTTAGCAAGAAAGCTTTAGAGATATCAGTAGAGTGGCTCAAGAGCTTGTTGTCAGACGCAGAAGCTGCTAAGGTGAATGCCAAGCACATACCTAGAGACAATCCATATACTTTTAAAAATGGTACAGCATACTCAATACCTTACTCGTACAGAGGTGCTAAGGCTATTATCAAAAGGCTACTAAGAACAATGCCGCTAGATTCAATCACCACTCAAGACATTGAAGAAGTAGTTAGAAGGACTCAGCGGTCTTGATCACAACGCTTCCAGATATAGACACAGAACCAGAGATAACAATTGTAGAGCTTGCTCGCTTTTTCTTAGGAAGCAACGGTAGCATTGGTGAGGTTCCTACAGAAGTTATACAGCAGCTATTAGTTCTGTTAGAACTGGAAGTTATAAAAAGAGAAGGGGTTATACATTGAAAAGAAAGCCTAGAGCAAAGCGGCCTATAGAGAAAGACAAGCCTAGTGGCTATGATTCTAAGTGGGAAAAGACTTTACATGATACGCTCCTACAAGATTGGGTACACCATGATGGCAAGGTTCCTTATGTAATAGAACATAACTATCATCCCGACTTTACAAAGCGTATCGGTAGGAAGAAGATTATCATTGAGGCTAAGGGTAGGTTCTGGGATTACGCAGAGTTCACCAAGTATATCTGGATTCAGAAAGCTTTACCTAGTACAACTGAACTGGTATTCTTGTTTGCTAACGCCTCCTCTCCTATGCCCCAAGCTAAGAGAAGGAAGGACGGTACTAAGCGTACTCACGGTGAGTGGGCCTCTGACAACGGCTTCAGGTGGTTTACTGTTGACACGCTGCCTGACGAATGGAGAAGTGAAGAATGAAACAGAATACTAGAAAGAAACTTAATGACGTTACGCCCGAAGAGTGGGATAATGTTTCTAGACCAGCTCACTACAACAGTGGAGACATTGAGTGCATCGACGGAATAGAAGCCATGCTAACAAGAGACGAGTTTATAGGTTACTTGAGAGGAAACAGCATGAAGTACCGCTGGAGGTTCCCGTACAAAAACGGGACGGAGGATCTAAAAAAAGCAGAGTGGTACGAGAAAAGACTACTAAGGATTTTGGAGAGTAATGGATAAGAACTATGTAGATAGAAAAACTGAGCGTAGAGATAAGTACGATAAGAAACGCAAAGGAAAAGTTACTAAAGACCATAAAAACTTTAAGAGTATTAAGCTCGCAGAAATAAAAAAACTTGAAGACACAGAGGATTTAAAGAATGGATCAATACCAACAATACATACACAAGAGTAGATACGCACGGTACATGGATGAAGAGCAGCGTCGAGAAGAGTGGGGAGAAACAATTAACCGTTACCTTGCTTTCTTTGTAGAGCGTAACCAGCTAGGAGCTTCTGAAGCTGAAGATCTTTTTAATTCTATTGAAGCTCAAGAAGTAATGCCCTCTATGCGTTGTCTTATGACAGCAGGGCCAG